ATGGAAAGCTTAAAGAAGGTGCTTTCACGTTGGAATCTTGAAGCTATCAGTGAACCAAAACGTTTACCTGTGAGTGAAGATCATACAGGATTTTTGCATTTAAAGGCAACAGAAATATCAATGGTTGATATTGTTATACAATATCCTGCAACTCCAGCAGAAATTCAAGCGGCAATCCATGAATCAACACAAGTATCACTGAGTCGTATTCTTGTTCTTACACCAAATCAGGAAATTTTAGCAGCACCTATGGCACCAGAAGCAGAAGGTCAAGCAATTCTTGAAAAGAACTATCCAGAACAAAAAGCACCACAGTTGCTTGCAGATTTAGCAAATGCTATTTCAACAAGTTCAATTGAATATCCTTTTGCTGTAAAACCAACTAAAGGCACAACTACAAATGATATTCCACAGAGCAACACGAGTCCTGTTGGAACAACAAAAAACAAACTCCCAGAACGTGGAAGAACAGGACGATAACCATGCAAATGATTGATGTATTAAACAAACTTAAAGAAATTGAAAGCCGCAGTCCAGAAGAACTTGGTCGAGCAATTGCCAGTGTTGCAAAGTTAAATGATATTACGGCATCATCAACAAAAGTTGCAGAATCAAAACCAACAACTATGCCAGAAACTAGTAATGGTTCTTATATGGTTGATGTTCTTAACAAGCTTCGTGAACTTGAATCACGTAGTCCAGAAATGGCACATGCTATTGCAAATGCTACCAAGATGGGAGCACCTGTTTCTGCACCAGTTGCCGAAGGTATTGAAATTAAGACTAGTGGCGATGATGCTATCCTTGCACAAATTCTAAAGCTTGCTGGTATGGTTGGTGGGGTAAACTCGCCAGATATGGCAGGTGAAACTGGTGATATTTCACATCACGATATGCCAGAGATACCACATGACCATGCAATGACAACTCTACCAAGTGTTGGTGCAAATCTTCCACCAATGGATGCACCAATGGGTGGCGATGATATGGAGATTGACTTTGGTATGGACAAAGATAAGCCAATGAGTATGAGCGGACCAGAAGCTATTGAAGATGCCGCAGAGCGCCCATATACTAATAGCCCACATGAAATGACAAAGACAATTAGTGCAGCAGTACCAAAAGGAAATGACGTGAATCGTCCAAAGGGAACTTATCCAAAGGTTGCTGGTGGAGACAATCCAACACACGTAGCTGTAAGTTTTGACTAAGGAATAACGCAATGAATTTTTTAGATTATGTAGCACAAGTAGACAGAGCAATGAAAGCACCAGTAACAGGTGATATTGTTAACATTGAACTTAATAGTGTTACAAGTGTTCTAGCAACTGTAGTTGAACATAGCGATAAACATGTTACGATTGCGCTTGATAATCCTGCTTGGAATCTATTAGATCGTAATAAATTGCTTAGTGAAGGTGCTCGTCAACAGATGGCTGAGTTTATTCTTACATTTGAAAAAAACGGTGAAAAAATTAATAAAAAATTTATGCATCAGCCACCAATGGAAGCCGCTGGTATTACCCAAGATTTTGTTCGTAATATTGCAAAAAGTAATAAAATTCATGAAACTATGAAAGAGCAAGGTTATAAACTGCGTCATGCAGTTGCTAGTTTAGTTGAAACTGATCAACTTCCAGAAAGTGATGTAACTGTAATTGCTCGTAACCCAAGTGCAACAGAAGCACGTGTTACTTTTGAATGCGTGTTTAAAAAGACAGATGAAAATCGCAATAGAATTTTCTTAGAAACGGTAGATTGCAGCACCAAAACTGATACTGCACAATACTGGAGTCTTCCTGTAAAAACGAGAGGCTAATATTATGAGAGCCAACGAGTTTATAAGCGAAGCCAAGTCTAAAGTTCATCCAGATCACGCATCAACTATGCCAATGAGCGTAGTTTATCCTGACATGGATATGGGATATGATTATTATCGTTTCATGACTCGTGTTGCTGGTCATCCGCATCATAATGCAGATCATGACCATGAACACTTTAGAGACAGTCCAGTTGCTGCTGCATATACTCAACAAGAAATGGATATGTTGGCAAGTGCTATTCGTGGCACAGGATATAAATCAAAAGTAATTACAGATACAAAAGGGGTAGAACCATCTTCTACAAATAAAGCAAGCCCCGTTCCACATAATAGCGGTGCAAGGAAGAAAAAATGAGAGCGCATGAATTTGTAAGTGAAGCAGCAGATTATGCTGGTAGCAAGGGAATGTCACAGCAGGCTCTTACAACTATTTCTAATGCATTTTTATACCCTGAATTAGATAACAGTAGTGGTTATAAAGCGTATCGCTTTGGTGTAGCACTTGCTGGTATGCCAGATCATGAAATGGAAAAAGAAGGTCCAACTGGTCTAAAAATGGTAACAATTAGTTATACACCAGCAGAAGAAGAAATACTTCAAAAAACTGCAGCATATTTTGGCACTCCTCGTGTTCGTTTGACACCAGATGGTAGTGATGAACCAAACTATGTAAATCAAAAAAGTCCAGTTCCGCAAAACAGTGGCAAGCAGATTAAACGCAATGCGAGCGAGTGAGTTCTGCGAAGATAAAAGTTTAGGCTATGCGTTGAGTCAGCATGGAACGCATCTTCATAAAAAAGAACGCAGCAAGAATATACAACCTGGTACCAACGATTGGTTTAAACTATGGTTTGCTCGTCCATTCTTAACTCACGAAAAACCTCCAAAAGGTAAATAATAGTATGAGAGCCAAAGAATTTATTTCTGAACAAACAGAAGCAGAACACAAGCAAGGTCGTTCAGGTGATCACGCTGAATATGAAGCACGTGGTATGGCTGGTGCTTATACTATCCCTGATGCTAGTGCTAATTTCTATCAAATGTATCGCTATGGTATTATGATGGCTCGTGCACCTGACCCACAGCCAGATGCATTTGATGATCAAACTAACTTAGGCGATAAAATGATTGTTATGCCTTATGATGCAGGAAGTTTAGAAACAATGCTTGCCGCAAGTAAATCAACTGGTATGCCACCAAAGAGCATTAGTCCTTATACTAATAAAGACGAAAATGAAGCAGTAAATCGTGTAAGTCCAGTTGCTAAATTTAAGCCAACAAAACGTCCATCACATTAACCAACGTAATCTAACCAACTCTTATGCTTAATATTATAATTAAACTGTTTGCGACGAGCAGTTAGTGTCCAGTAATCTGGTCTAAACGGCTCACGAATTGGCTTAATCAACTTATTGCCTTTATTGTGGTTACACTTCTTACATGATGTAGCACAGTTTTCCCAATTGGTTTTGCCACCTTTACTAATAGGAATGACATGATCAATGTTAAGGTCATGTGGCTCAAATGTCTCGGCACAATATTGGCACTGAAATAGGTCACGAATATACAGATTCTGACGGCTAAAGCGAATGCCTTTGCTGAAACTATGATAATCTTTGGTTATGGCAAGCGCAGGCACAAACATAGTCGTTGAAGGACTATGAATTTCCCAATCATCGTAGTATTCAAGAATCTTAATACGATCCATAAAATGTAGTTTAACGCTCTGCTGCCATGGTATGACGCTAAGCGGTAACCAACTAAGCGGCTGATAGTTTGCGTTCAGTATCAGTGTGTCCGACATATATTGTATTTACTTTCTTATTATGACAATTTAATAATACTATACATACAAATTATGTCAATAAATATTTCCATGGCAAAACCCGTAGAAAATAAACTTATACGTAAACCACACGTTCGTATGCAAATTACTGAACAACAACTAATAGAATTTAGTTTGTGTGCTGATCCTATCACTGGACCAGAATATTTTATCAGAAATTTCTTTTATATTCAGCATCCTACAAAGGGCAGATTACAACTTAGTCCGTTTGACTATCAAGAAGAACTGTTATACAACTATCATAATAATCGCTTTAGTATTAACATGTTAGGTCGCCAAATGGGTAAATCCACACTAGCGGCGGGTTATTTGTTATGGTATGCTATGTTTGTTCCAGATAGCACTATTCTTGTAGCAAGCAACAAATATACTGGCGCACAGGATATTATGCAGCGTATTAGATTTGGTTATGAAAATTGCCCAGACCATATTCGTGCAGGTGTAGTTGATTATAATAAAGGTTCGCTTGGATTTGACAATGGTAGCCGTATTGTAAGTTCAACCACTACCGAAACAACAGGTCGTGGTATGAGTATTTCACTGCTATACTGTGACGAGTTGGCGTTCGTTCGTCCAACTATTGCAAAAGAGTTCTGGACTTCTATTAGCCCTACACTATCAACGGGTGGTAAGGCAATCATTACTTCTACTCCTAACAGCGATGAAGACCAATTTGCTGATATTTGGAAAGAAGCCAATAAGAAATTTGATGCGCATGGCAATGAAACCAAACTTGGACGCAATGGATTTAGTCCATTCCTAGCTACATGGGATCGTCACCCAGAGCGTGATAAAGATTGGGCGGAACGTGAAATGAGCAGCGTTGGTGTTGACCGTTTTCGTCGTGAACATAACTGTGAGTTCGTTATCTATGACGAAACGCTTATTGCACCAGGTATACTTGTTGACTTAAGTGGCATTGACCCAATTGAAAAACAAGGTCAAGTTCGTTGGTATGAAAAGCCACAGCGTAACCATGTTTATATTGTTGCACTTGACCCAAGTCTTGGGACAGGTGGTGATCCTGCCGCTATTGAAGTATTTGATGCTACTACTATGCAGCAAGTAGCAGAATGGCAGCATAATCTTACTATCATACAAAAGCAAGTGCTAATCATGGCAGAAATTTGTAAGTATATTAAAGAAACAACTGGTAATGCTGGCGATATCTATTATAGTATAGAAAACAATAGTATTGGTGAAGCCGCACTTAATGCTGTTGCTGATATTGGTGAGGAAAATATACCAGGCAGTTTCTTAAGTGAACCTGGTGGTGGACGTAGATTCCGTAAAGGATTTAATACAACACCAAAGAGTAAGATTGCAGCATGTTCCAAATTTAAATTATGGATGGAAACAGGTAAGATTAAATTATGCAGCAAGAGTTTAATCAGCGAACTTAAAACATTCGTGGCGCACGGCGTAAGTTATGCAGGTAAAACTGGCGAGACAGATGACCTAGTTATGGCAACGTTGCTTGCTGTGCGTATGATATTGCATTTGCGAATGTATGACAGTAGAATTAGTGATGGTTTGGCAATGGAAGCTGCTGACATTATTCCACCAATGCCATTTGTTATGTTATAAGGCATAAATAATCCTATGAGTGATATCAGTCAAGCAGCAGAAGATTTATTTTTTAAATTACGTAATCGTTTTCCCAAAATTAAACTTGGTGATGAAAACGGCATATCAACGCTTGATCCACAAAATGGTAGATTTTTTAACTTTACATATACTGATAAAGAAAGTGGGCGTCAGTATGGCGATATTAGTTGTTCGCTAATTGATGGCAGTAGCCTTAAGGTATTTTTTGATACCGCAATTACTGAACGCATGTTGCCAGAGGATAAAGATTATTGGTATCGTTTTTTACGTGAATTGCGCCGAATGGCAAAAAGTCACATGTTAAATTTTGATGTGCGAGATATTACTAAAGATACACTTAGTCGTCGCGATTATGAATACATGATTAAACTTAACCCTGAGAAGAAAAAAATGAAAGAATCCCTAGAAGAAAGCCGTGTTCTATGGCAACGTCGAGGCAAGTTTAGTGAAGGAACACTAAACAATGTTCGGATTAATGTTGTTCATAATGAAAAAATGCTTGAAAACCCAAACAATCGCTTGCTTAAAGTAGATAGAATCTATTTGGTAAATGAAAATGGTGAGAAATTCCTGCTTCCATTTAAGAGTGTTGGTGGTGCTAAGGCAATGGCAAATCACGTGTCTCGTGGCGGTAATCCTTATGACCCACAAGGTCAAATCATTTCTCGTGCTATTGGCGAAATGCGAAATTTAAGTCGTTTTACCAGTGCTACTCGTACACGCACATTTGAAGCAACCGAAGCAGGCAATGTTATTGCTGCTGCACAACAAATGAAAGAAAGTATTAAACGTCACTTAAATCGTTTGAGTAATAACAGTCGTAATTTTAGTGAAAGTCTTGAAGAACTAGCAGGTTTAATCAGTGAACAAACAGACGATTTGAGTGAAGTTAAAGGTTGGTTTACCCAACAAACATATAATGAAAATCTAGATAATTACCTTGCCAGTGCTGCTGGTGCATATCGCAAATTAAAGGAAAATGCAATGAAAAGCATTAGTGAAGCTGCTAGTAGCGTTGAAAAGAAAATTCTTGATCCAAACTATAAATTGGTGCTAAAAAAAGATACAGGTCTTGATAAACTTATGGTCACAAGACAGTATACTAATACCACTGCATTGCTAAGTGCAGTCTTAGGTGATATTGCAAATCGCATGATTGCAAAAGATGGTGATGATGTTGCCAACTTTGCGGCACTCATGGGTGATCTTGTAAGCAGCGAAGGCGAAGCATTTGGTCAACGCAGTGAACCAGAATATAATCGTGACAAAAAACTTGCAATTATGCTTGCGCAAAAATATATGAAGGATTTAGGCACAATGCGTGATAATCCAGAATATGAAAATGAAGTACGCAAAGAACCTAACGTTCGCCCTAGTGATTTACGCAAGTCAAGAAATATGGGCGATGAATTCGAAGAAAGTATTATGAATATAGGCGAAAGCCCGATGAATGCTCCAGTAGAAATTAACGGCAAACAGGTTGATGTTCATTCACTGGAAGTTGTAATTCCTGATACAACAGATTATCCAGATTTCAGCGATGCATATTTTAGTGCTGGTCAATATACCGATGGCACACCTATTGATGACCAAGACCTTGATGATTTGGCAAGAACACATGGTGATTTGCTGCATATGACGGCGCATGACGAATATAATAACATGGACTATAATGAAAGTGCTGTTAGTGAAGAAGAAGTAGAAGAAAGTGGACTGCAATATTATACTGGCAAAAAGAAGTATGGTAAAGATGGCATGGCTGCACTTGCAAAAGCAGGTCGTGAAGGCGCAAGTCAAGAAGAACTTGGCAAGATTAAAGACAAGTATATGAAAGAAGAAGATGCTGTAACGGAAGAGCCAAATGAAGGTAATGAGTTCAGTGGTGCATTGGCTGCTGCTAAGGCAAGTGGTAAGAAAGAATTTGAAGTAGATGGCAAGACCTATCCAGTTAAGGAAGGCGATGCAAGTGAACCAGACCATGAAGACGCAGATGCTGATGACAAGCGTTTTGATGATCAAGAAGAAACCAAGAAAACAAAGGGAACCCCAATGAAAAACAAGAATATTGAAGAAATGCGTAAATTGGCAGGTCTGCCTTTGATGGAAAATTACATCTACGCACAAGAAGAAGAAAGCGATGAGCATGAAGAGCATGAAGGTGGCGAGCCAAGTGCAGATGACAAGGCAGAATATGATCAAGAAGGTCGTATGGCTAAGAGCGATTTGAAGACTGCAAAAGACGCTGCTGACGAACTTCGTTCAATTTTAGACGATGATGAAAACCTACCAGAGTGGGTTCAGGCTAAGATTACAAAGGCTGTTGATTATCTAGACACTGCTCGTGATTATATGAAAGATAACGATGTAGAATATACTGATGAGTCAACGGTAGAAGAAGCCAAGTCAAAAGGCAAACCAGATTACCTTGACTTTGACAAGGATGGCGACAAGAAAGAAACAATGAAGAAGGCACTTGCTGACAAGAAAAAAATGAAAGAAAGTGCTGACCTAACTTGGCTTCAAGCAGTAGCGGGAATTAAATCTAAATGAGTGACACAACTTTTGATTTAGCTTGGCTTCAAAACTGGGCATCAACACAGACTTATACTGACAGTGGTTCAGCAAGTTGGGCAGTAATTTCACAAGTTATCCCTAATTTTCCAAACCATAGTGTTTCGCTTGGCGCAACAGATGATGGTCGTTATCAGATTATTCTTACTGGTGATCAAGTAGATGGAACACCAGTTTATATTAATCCGTTGGGCTAATGAAAACACCATTACTTACGGATATAGAAGCATATCCTCTATATCCGTGGGCACGTTGGGTTTATAATAAGTTATTGCTATCACAAACACTTGGCTATGAGTGTGCTCCACACGGAATCACCCCAAAATCATATCCTGTATTTTCAAAGCCAATAATGAATCTTGAAGGCATGGCACTTGGTAGCCGTGTTTGGAAAAGTATAAATGATGTTGACTATATTCCAGGTCATTTTTGGATGCCGCTGTTCACTGGTAGACATTGTTCATACGATATCCAATTATTAGGCGGTGAAGTAATACATTGCAAGAAAGCAACTGCTTACCAAACCGCAGATCATAAAGTCATTGATTACTGGACTATTGAAAACGGTGATTTAGACGAAGCCCAAAATATATGGAAAAACTTGCTGCCAGAGTTTACAGGTTATGTAAATTTTGAAACAATGGGCGGTAATATATTTGAAGTTCACTTACGATGGAGTGCCGAATGGTATGATTGGTATTATAAACCACTTTTTTTTAGTGTACCTATATGGTGGAAAAATTTACCAAAAACTATTGACATTCCACCAAACACCTGTTATGTTAAGGATGTGTGCGGCGATATTACGAATCAGTCACTGGAAATTAAACGTAGTCATATAATACTCTGTGAAGATTTAACAGTTGGATTAGCATTACGTGATAAAATAATTTCTAATAATTGAAGAAATATATTGCATCTATCTTATCGTTGGTGTATAAATAGATATATGCAGTGGAGAGAGTTCCATTGTATAAGGCACATAAGGCAACAGAAAAGGAAAACACTATGGCTTCATTGGCAGAAATCCGTGCGAAACTCGCACAACAAGAATCCCGCAACGGCGGAAACAACAGCGGCGGCGGTCGTGATAACGCAATTTACCCCCATTGGGATATTCCAGAAAGTTCAACAGCACGTATCAGGTTCTTGCCTGATGGTGATGTGAAGAATGATTTTTTCTGGGTTGAACGTGCAATGATCCGCTTGCCTTTTGCAGGCGTTAAGGGTCAGATGAACAGCAAGCCTGTTACTGTTCAAGTTCCTTGCATGGAAATGTGGAATGAAACATGTCCAATTCTAACTGAGGTTCGCACATGGTTCAAGGACAAGAGCCTTGAAGAAATGGGTCGCAAGTATTGGAAGAAGCGTTCGTATCTTTTCCAAGGCTTTGTTCGTGATAATCCACTTACCGAAGACAGCACTCCTGAGAATCCAATTCGTAGGTTTGTAATTAGCCCAAGCATTTA